AATTGTTTCGCAATCTATTACGGGGACGAACATAGCCTAAGCTCTATGGCCAAAGAGACGGGGATAAGCCGTAGCACTTTATACAAAGCAATTTTAGAAGTACGAAACTATATAAAAGATGAAGTCCAAAAGGAAGGGTTTAGGCGATGACATCGCAGCTATAACAAAAGCAACGGGAATTGAAAAAGTCGTGAAGACTTTCTTCGGCGACGACTGCGGTTGTGACGAAAGACGGGAACGCCTCAACAAGATGTTTCCAAGGCGTCACATAGAACAAATGAACGAAGAACAACATACGTTTTTTAGGGACGTTCTACAAGTGAAGTACCGAAGCCACGCAAATTTAGGACGCGAAACGAGTGGCAAGTTCTATAAACTTTATGAAGAAGTCTTTGGTGTTAAAAAGAAACCTACCTCGTGTTCATCTTGCAATAAAAATATGTACATTGAACTTCTCAAAGTATATGAATCAAGTTGTGAATATGATAAAGGAAACGATGCACCCGTGGATGATGGTAGGTAAATTATCGCATACAGATACGCACTATCAAGGATCGGTAGCCATAGACCAATGTATTCGTGGCGTAAAGAGGTTAGGAGTAACTTGGGAGCAAGTGCAATCCACGAGTAGGGTAAGAAGGATAGTAGACGCCCGAAGGTTGTGTTGTTTGCATCTAAGGAAAAAGGGTTGGACGTATGACCGCATCGCAAGTACGGTAGGTTACACCAACCACGCAACGGCACTCTACCAGGTTAGGATAACCCAAGAACTGATAGAATTTGACAAAGAGTTAAGAAATATGCAACTAAAATTTATTCAAGCATAATGACCGCCAAGAAAGCCAAACGCCATATAAACGAATCGGAAGACTTTTTAGTTTTTACCCGAAAGCGTGAGATAATAAATATCGACCACAAGAACAACGATTCTTTAAATATTCTATTGGACTTAGCAGTAGCCAACCCAAACTTCTTGGAACTACTCAAGTCAGTAATAAAATCCATAGATGAATATACAAACCAAAAAAGTTCCGATCAGTCAAGTCAGGATAGACCCGAACAACCCTCGCAGTCTGAACAAGGAGAAGTTCAAGAAGCTGAAGTCATCGGTTAAAGAGTTTCCCGAAATGTTAGAGGTGCGACCTTTAGTCGTAGCCGAAGGGGTAGTTGTCGGGGGGAATATGCGCCTACTGGCGATGAAAGATTTAGGCTACCGCGAAGTCTCGGTAATAGATGTAACCGAATGGACTCAAGAGAAGCGCGACGAGTTTATGATTAAGGACAACCTATCCTTTGGAGATTGGGACTATGACCTACTCGCTAACGAATGGAACATAGACGACCTGACCGATTGGGGAATGGACCTTTGGGATACCGAACCCGAAGAGATGCAAGGCCTAACCGACGAAGACGACGTACCCGAAGCACCTGAAGAACCGATAACCAAGTTAGGCGATGTTTGGATACTTGGAGAACATCGGGTTATGTGTGGGGATTCTACGAGCAAAGAAGCGGTAGAAATTCTTATGGATGGGAAGAAGGCTACACTAATTCACGCAGACCCACCTTACGGAATGGGTAAAGAAAAAGACGGGGTATTAAACGACAACCTTTATCGTGAGAAATTAGACGCTTTTCAAATGGCGTGGTGGGATGCTTTTAGAGCTTTTACCATAGACAAAGGGAGCGCATATATTTGGGGCAACGCTCCCGACCTATGGCGGTTGTGGTATCGTGGTGGTCTTGAAGCATCAGAGCATTTTGAATTGAGGAACGAAATAGTATGGGATAAAAAAAACATTCCAGGTATGAAGTCGGATTTAATGCACCAATACCCCGAAGCAAGTGAGCGAATGTTGTACTTCCAGTTTGGTTCTCAATTTGTGCAAAACATAAACACAAAAGACTTCCCTAATGAATGGAGGGGAATGTTAGAGTATCAACAAAACGAAGCTGAAAAATGTGGACTTGATAAGAAACAATTAATAGAAATAACGGGAGTTGATATGTGGTCGCATTGGTTTACGACTTCACAATTTCAAATCATAAGCGAAAAGCATTATAAAAAACTACAAACGGCTTTTGCGGGGTATTTTGAAAGACCCCATAAAGAATTGAAACAAGAGTGGAAAGATTTAGGTCCAGATTTACTTAGGAAAAAGAACGCTGAAATACGATGTTACTTTAATAACGGACACGATGCAATGCGAGATGTGTGGGAATTTTCACGAGTACATGGAGAAGAAAGACACGGACACGCAACCCCCAAACCCGTCCAAATGATGGAGCGAGTAATGAAGTCAAGCGCACCCGAAAACGCAATAGTAGTAGAACCATTCTTAGGTTCAGGCTCAACACTAATAGCAGCCGAGAAAACAAAGCGCAAATGTTACGGTATGGAATTAGACCCGAAGTACTGCGATGTAATAGTAAAGCGATGGGAGGACTTTACTGGTAAGAAAGCCACAAGGGAAATAGACGACTTAGAAGTAATGACACAAGCACACTAATATCACAAATGTCACACAATAAAAAAGATTTTCTTGACGCACTTGAGCGATCCCTTGGCGTAGTAACTACCGCAGCAAAGTCGTGCAATATAGAAAGACGTACGCACTACCGTTGGATGGAAGAAGATACCGACTATGCCGATGCGGTAAAGGACATACAAGAAAGCGCGATAGACTTTGCAGAAAGCTCACTACACCAACAAATAAAAGAGAAGGTTCCCAGTAGTACGATATTCTATTTAAAGACCAAGGGAAAGAATCGAGGGTATGTAGAGAAGCAACAAATCGAGATTAACGAACCGAAACCCTTTAAATGGTTTGACGATGAATGAATACGACCCCGAACCTGACGAAGACAAAGAACCATACAAATGGTTTGTTTATTGGTTTTATAGATTAAACCCCGATAGACATAGTTCATATTGGAACGTTCCACCTGCTACGGAAGAAGACCGTAAAAAAATAGATTTTATACGAGTTAAAACGGATTGAAGCAACCAACTACATACTACCAAGCGAAGAAGTCTAAAGCAAAGATTCAAGTCCACCAAGGGGGTAGTCGTAGCGGAAAGACCTTCTCACTCTGCCAGGTTATAATAGAGCTTTGTTTTAAGAATAGGGGTGCGGGTATTGTCATAACGATAGTACGTAAAACCTTCCCAGCATTGCGTTCGTCAATTATGCGTGACTTTATGCAAATACTTACCGAAGGGGAAAACTACCAAGAAGAGAACCACAACAAAAGCAACGCCACCTATAACCTATTCGGAAACCTTATCGAGTTTATCAGTACCGATCAACCGCAAAAACTAAGAGGTCGAAAGCGTGACTTCTTATATGTTAACGAGGCTAACGAAATAACGTTGGAGGATTGGAGGCAATTACTACTTAGAACAACGGGAAGGATATTTATAGACTATAACCCTTCAGACGAGCATCATTGGATTTACGAACATATCTTAGATCGTGACGATGTAGACTTCTTCCAAACCACCTACCTCGACAATCCCTTTCTTGAACAATCCGTAATAGAAGAAATAGAACGCTTTAAAGAAACAGACGAGAACTTTTGGCGGATCTATGGCCTTGGGGAACGTGGCGTAAATACCGCCGCTATATTCCCACAATGGCAAATGATAGACGCTATACCCGAACGGGCCAAGTTAGTAGCCTACGGAATGGACTGGGGGTTTACCAACGATCCTACCGCGCTCGTTTCTGTTTGGCGCGAGGACTATTCTTTGTACATTCAAGAACACCTTTATAAAACGGGAATGACGAACCGCGACATAAGTCAGGAACTTGCCAAACTCAACCTGGACCGAACGCCTATTATTTGTGATAGTGCCGAACCCAAGTCGATAGAAGAACTGCACCGCCGAGGGCATAACGTAAAGCCTTCCAAGAAAGGGCCTGACTCTGTGCGCTTGGGTATCGACATAATGAAACGCCACAAACTATATATTCTTAAAGACTCCGTAAACGCACAAAAGGAATTTAGAAACTACCGATGGGAGGTAGACCGCAACGGAGTCCAACTTAGTAAACCCTTAGATAAAAACAACCACTTAATCGACGCCGTTAGGTATGTATGTATCAACCGCATCGGAACGTCTTATAGTGGCAAATATTACATATCATGAAAATAACCGTACCCGACTCACTGGCTGA